AAGCTGACGAATTAAATTATGGAACATTAAAGTTTTTTGCAGAAAATACACATACAGTATATCCTCCAAGATTAGAAATATGTTGGAAAGACGAAACTCATACAGGAACAGATTCTTTAGAAGACCTAGATATGTCAGATACTGGAGCAGTATTCTTTTATCTAAAAAATAATAGAGGTTCTTATAAACGAGGAGGCAAAATAAGATTTTGGACTTATGGTAGAGAAAAATATCCTGTAAAAACCTATGGAACAACTTCTGCAGAATTAGCTATAAAAACTATATCAAGTTCTTTATTAAATTATTCTATAATAGATGTAAGAACTAACGAAACTATAATACCTTATGACCATTTCTTTACAAGAATATCTGCAAATTCAAAAGGAAATTATTTTGAAATATATTCAGATAGCTTAATGGAAGAAAGAGAATACAAAATACAATTAAGATACAGACCGTCAGAAAACTCTACAGATTATACATATTATGATATAAAAGATACATTTAAGGTTGTTAGATAGATATGAAAAAAAATATTTCAAATATTCCAAAAAGACGTAGAGACCTGAATCTTACTCAAGCAGAAGAAAGCGTAAAAGGAATCAGATATAGAGAGATAAAACAAGACGGTACAAAAGAATTAGTACCTGAGCTTGTTGAAGAAACTATATACACAATGATGAACATAGTTGAAGGCAAAAGTTATGATGCAAAAATAGGAATCATATCACAAGATAAACTACTACCAGAAGACCAAAATACTTTAACTGAAGCAGAAACTTATATATCAGAAGAAGATTTACTTCCACTACCAGGTATGTTAGTTTATTCTTCACGAGAAGGTGTTTTTATGAGACAGGCTGGTATAGAAATATTTGGACAACAAGATGATTTTTCAGAAATTGATTTTGAAGAAGATGCTGAAGTTCAAGTTCCACCAACTATAAACGAAAGTTTAGGTCAGAATGGTATCATTGCAAGAAACGGTAAGTGGTTATCTAAATCTCAAAGCGATGTTGCAAAAAGACTTGGCGAAGAGATGATATACTATATAGAAGCTAATCATCATTTACATATGTATGTTGACGCATATAATTATATGGATGACGACCCATTAGGAAAAGATGCTTCTATTACAAATAGAGAAAATATAAAGTGGGAATGGAGATTTTCATCAGGTGAAGAAAACTATGATGTAAATGTTATTGAAAAAATTGTTAGTACCAAGCCACTACTACAAATAGAAGATATACAACGAGCAAATATAGGAAGATATACATGTCACGTATCAAATGAATATGGAAAAGTTAAATCATGGACAGTTATGGTACATGTTAATAGACCTGGTGAAGTAAAAGAACAAAAACTTGTAATGGGAGATGGACAAGAGGTAATGACAGGTCAATATACTTGGGTTGCAAATGATAATTCTTCTCAACACGATGAGTTATTTACAATGTATGATGACAAGTGGCTATGGGGACCTGATAATTCAGGTGATTCTGTATGGATAAAATGTTATTGGGATGAAACCTCTGCATGGTGGAAACAAGAAACTACTAATGAAAACTTTATCTTTGACTCTGAACTTTATCCTACTACAGAAGGTACTGTTTGGGAAAGCGACGAAGATACTGAGGAATAAAAATGGCAATGTACGGTGAAAATCAAACTTCTAAAAGAGGTAAAGCAAATGGAATGAAAAAGTCACCTCTTGAGCAGACGATAATGATGCAGGCGTTTGACCAAATCGATGCTAATCAAGGTAATCAAAAAAAGATATATACAAACTTTGGTAGAAGTGATTTTGACCAAGTTGAAATGCACGTATATGGTGGAAAAACATTAATAGATTCAGACTACGCTGTTAATACATGGTTCCAAAATTTCCACCCTAATTGTCCTGAGCCTCATATAAAACTTGATATACACGAGGATATAAGAGAGCTAGGATATATAAACGGTGAATTTAATTTACAGTATAATTTCTATAGAAATATATTAGGTGGTAGCGACAAAAAGTTTTATATACACGCAATCTCACCTTCTCGAGAAGAAATAGTTATAACTACATCAATTGATGAAGAAAGAGATAAAGCAAAGTTATTCGGTAGACAATCTTTTCACGAGGTAGGAGCATCATCACAATTCTTCCCAGATGCTATGCTGAATTTACAAGACAACAGATTTGTAATAATTAAAGGCTGGCGTACTCATTCAAAAGGTGTTGCGTTAAAGTTATACAAGCCACTACCTAAAAATATTGCTCAAAGAGATAGTTGTTGGGTTGTAAGAAAGATGATTGAACCTATCGAATTTAAGATAAGGTTAATCAAACAAGTAGTAGAAGCAGTAGGTGGTGAAATACGAGGACCAAACTTTGAGGTACAAATACAAGGTGGAGATATTGGCGAAACAGATTTTCAATCTTGGGATGATATATTAGGAACTAATTCTACAAACAAACAAGATTTATTAAATAAATTTGTATCAAGCTCATTAGACTCTGCAGAGTTAAATATAGATTATGGTAATTACTTTGACTTTGTACATTTTAGTAGCGCTTTAGAAAGATTAAAAAACTTCAAATACAAAATGCAATTATTAGAACACTACAGTTCATCAATTGCAACATTAGAAGATATAAGCCCTGGTCAACAGACAACTTATTCAAATAACAATATACAAAATTTTAGAACAAAAATAAATGAAGTAAAAAATGGATTTAGTGGATACGAAAAACATTTATATTACGCATCTTCATCTTATTATACAAGTTCTACAGGTATAGTACACCAAACAACATGGCCAAAAACAAATGCTATACAGCCTTATACACAATCAACAGTAGGTTCAACTGAAGCTGTTGCATGGTTTGCGTCTCAATCAAACGTTGCATTAGATTATGATGTAAAAAATCCTAATAATTTAGAAAATACAATACCTTTTCACGTAAGAGAAGACGAAGACAATTCAAACTATCTATTATTTGTTAATATGGTATCTGAACACTTTGATGATGTATATACATACGCATCTAAATCACTTCAGATAACTTCTCGTGTCAATCCTCTCTATGAAGGTTTATCAAAAGATATAGTATATAATGTACTTGCTTCTTTTGGTTGGGAATCATATCAAGGTTTTCATTTTACAGATTTATGGGAATACGCTTTAGGTGTAAATGCAGATGGTAT